ATATGGGCTGATGAGGTTGCCGCTTGGCGATACCCAGAATCTTATGATCAAATGATGTTTGGATTAAGATTAGGGGATGACCCTAGATTAGTAATTACCACCACCCCCAGAGCAACGCCTTTGATTGTCGGATTAGCTAAAAGAGAAGGCAAAGATGTTTATCTGACAAGGGGTTCAACATTTGAGAACTATAAGAATTTGGCAGAAACAGCACTCCAACAACTAAAAGATAAATACGAAGGCACTAGGCTTGGTAGGCAAGAGCTTTATGCAGATATCTTAGAAGAGCAAGAGGGTGCGCTTTGGAATTATGGAATGATTGACTCCGCAAGGATACCCAGAGATTCAACTGTAGATTTTCAAAGGGTGGTAGTTGCCATTGACCCTGCTGTAACAAATACCGAAAATTCTGATGAAACAGGTATTGTTGTATGTGGTAGTAGCATTGAAGGTCGTTTTTATGTTATAGATGATCTATCAGGCAAATATTCTGCTGATGGTTGGGGTAAAAAGGCTATTGAAGCATATTATAAATACAGCGCAGATAGAATAGTTGCAGAAGTAAATAATGGTGGTGATTTAGTGGAGAGGTTATTAAGGAACATAGATAACAGCGTTCCTTATACACCAGTAAATGCTAGTCGTGGTAAGATTATAAGGGCAGAGCCAATAGCCGCCCTATACGAACAAGGGAAGGTGCATCATGTTGGTGCTTTCTCAGAATTAGAAGATCAGATGTGTTTCTTCACACAAGCCAGTAAGAAATCACCTGATAGGATGGATGCTCTAGTTTGGGCGTTAACAGAACTTAGCCAAACCAGTGGTCAGGCGTATTGGAGAATTTCCTGATGGGTTTATTTGATTTTTTGCGAAGTAATAAAAATTATGAGATAAAAGAAGCACCTCAAGTTGTGCTCAATGTTTCTGGTAACTCATACAGTCGGAGAGATAATTATGATAATTATGCAGACGATGGTTATTCTCAGAACGCTATAGTTTATAGATGTGTAAACGAAATCGCTAATGGTGCGGCAAGCATACCTTTTAAGGCTTTTCAAGGTGAACAGGAGTTAGAACAACACCCTATTTTAACACTACTAAAAAGACCCAATCCTATGCAGGCAGGGGTTGAGTATTTTCAATCGCTTTATTCTTATCTTTTGATATCAGGTAATTCATATGCTCAAATGTCAGAAGTCGCAGGTGTACCCAGAGAATTATATTTATTACGTCCTGACAGGGTTAAGATTAAACCAAGCAAAACAGCAAGCCCATCAGGGTATGAATATATGTTGAATGGTAGGGTGGTGCATACTTATGATGCTGACCCAGTAACAGGTGTATCAGAAGTTAAGCACATCAAAATGTGGAATCCATTGGATGATTTTTATGGAATGTCACCGATAAAAGCCGCCTCAGTTGATATTGACAATCATAATGCTGTTAATAAACACAATGTTTCTTTACTGGAAAATGGCGCAAGACCATCGGGTGCAATCGTCTTTAAACCAAGGAATGATAGGGGTATGCCTATTCAATTGAGTGATGGTCAAAGGCAACAGCTTCAAGATGATCTGCGCATGAAGTTTCAAGGTCCAAAAAATGCAGGCAGACCATTGTTACTGGAGGGTGATTTTGATTGGCGAGAAATGGGATTGTCACCGAAGGATATGGATTTCTTACAGCAAAAGCACATGGCGGCAAAAGATATTGCTCTTTGTTTTGGTGTGCCATCTCAACTTATCGGAATACCAGATAGTCAAACTTACGCAAATGTACAAGAGGCAAGGTTGGCACTATATGAGGAAACTATTATACCATTAGCAAAGAGGGTAGAATCTGATTTTAATGAGTGGATTTCACCAATGTTCGGTGATGATATTTCAGTATCTTATGATTTCGAATCGATACCTGCCATGACAGAGCGCAGAAAAAGAATTTATGAGAATGTTGTTCAAGCAGTCAGAGAAGGTATAATCTCAAGAAACGAAGCGAGGGATAGGTTGGGTCTTGAGCCTATAACTGGAGGTGATGATGTTTATATCGCGTCTAATCTCTTCCCTCTTGGTTCAGCAGAAGTTGCTCCAGCCGAAGGTGAAGAAGCACAAGAGGATGGTAAACTTGCATATGGGTATGATGATGAGGTTAAAAGAGAAATTGAAGAAGATGTTTTCAGCACTCAAGAAGAGGCTCAATCTAGGGCAGACCAAATAGGTTGTGTAGGTTTTCATAGTCACGAAACATCTGACGGAACTGTTTTCATGCCATGTGAATCGCATGATGATTATGATCGTTTGACAAATGGGGGTGACGATGATGACAAGGCAGAGAGTGACATTGACACAAAACCTACTGAACAGATGGCAGAGGAGGCGAAACGTGGGCTTGAAATGCGACAAGAGTTCGGTAGAGGAGGCACTAGAGTTGGCGCAACTAGAGCCAGACAACTCGTTAACAGAGAAAGATTGTCTCCGTCAGTTGTTCGGAGAATGCACAGTTTCTTCTCAAGACATGAAGTTGACAAGCGTGCGGAAGGTTTTCGTCAGGGAGAAGATGGATATCCAAGCGCAGGAAAAATAGCGTGGCTTTTATGGGGCGGTGATAGTGGTCAAACATGGGCTAGACGTAAAGTTGTTCAGTTGGATAAAGAGCGTGATAAGCAAGATGAATTAGAAGATGCGTATGTTGTTGTATCTTATGTGGAAGAAAAAGCACCAATATCAGAGGCGGTCAAAAAGGGATTAGCGGAAAAAGTAAAAGAGCATAACGAAAAGCATGGCGATAAAAAAGGCAAGCGTGTTACTCAAAGGATGCTTGAAGCCGTTTTTAAGAGGGGTGTAGGGGCTTATAACACAAATCCACAATCAGTACGCCCAAGTGTTAGTTCAGCTGACCAGTGGGCTTATGCAAGAGTAAATGTTTTCTTGGTGGCTGTTAGGACTGGTAGGTTCAAAAGTGGTAAGTTTGATTTAGATTTATTACCTAAAGGTCATCCATTAAGATCAGAGGATTGAAATGTCATACTTAAACGGAATACAAATCGCAGAAGGTAAAACAGCCAGAAGTGGTCTCAAACAGATATTAAAATTTGGTCATAATGCAGTTATTGGCACAGATGAAGAAACAATTTGGGATCAAGGTGGTTTATATGCTTATCCCACATCTGCAATAGTGATGAAATGTTCAAGCAGTAATACAGGTGATACAAGCACTGTTATTTCCGTTTCTGGTTTAGACGAAAATTATAATGAGCTTACTGAATCCATTACTTTAAATGGTCAAACAGCAGTCAATACCACAAACTCTTTTATCAGAGTCAATAGGGTATTCGTTACGGATACAGCCCCATCTGGCGATGTTTATGTTGGAACAGGTACAGTTACATCTGGTGTACCTGCCACTAAATACGCAAAGATAGTTGCAGGGGAAAATCAAACTGAAATGGCAGTTTGGACCGTGCCATCTGGGTACACGGGTTATATCTATAAGTTACAGGCATCAGGAGGATCAACAGCTTCAAATAAATACGCTACTTTAAAACTAAAGGTTAAACCATCTGGCGGTGTTTTTCGCACTCAAACAACTATGGTAGTTCAACAAAATTCAGCTGAGTTTTCATTAGATGTTCCAATAATAGCAACAGAAAAATCAGATATTGAAATAAGGGCAACAGCAAGTTCTGGAACAGAAGCTGTTACTGCAAATATGTTTATAGTTTATGTTAAGAACTAATTTAGCTTTCAAACAAAACAATACAAAGATTTCTGTAAGAAAAGAATTTATAGAACAAAATAGATTGCGTCTATCTTATGAAAGAAAAATAAGATTGCAGATTAACACATTTTTTGTAGAAATAGGTGATCAAGCAAGAAAAGAATATTTAGAGGCTGGAAGATTAATTAAAGTTGGCATAGATATTCAACCCAAACTTTCTGCAATATTAGAACCTAATTATAGAGCAATTATAGAATCATTCGGACAACGAGTTTTAAGTTTACGAAAACAAGAAGCATTATTTGATAGATTAATTAAGTTATTCCTTTTACAACAAGGGGCAAGGCATATTGAAGCAATCAGCAATACAACGCTTGCAATGATTGTGGCAGTAATAAGGCAATCAGAATTAGAGGGATTAGGTGTTTCTGCAACAGCGAAAGCAATATTCGACAGAATGTCTGGGTCATTTAGTAGATATCGTTCTGCGACAATAGCGAGAACTGAAACACATAGTGCATCTTCTTTTGCAAATCATGAAGTTAACGCGAGTTTGAATATACCTAATCAGATTAAGCGTTGGGTAAGTGCTAATGATGATAGGGCTAGGGAACATCACAGATCGATGAATGGTGCTGAAGTTCCATTAGATGAAGATTTCATAGTGCCATATAGAGGGTTTGATTATCGTATGGCATACACAGGCGATCCCAAAGGGGGCGCGGCAAATGTTATTAATTGTAGATGTGTTACGTTATATGTTTCTCCAGAGGATGAATTATTAGATTAAAATTAAAACTGGTATAGATGCGCCCATTAATAATCCAATAATGACAAATATAATTCTGATAATCATTTACCCCTCCATCGGTAAAATGTTTTCATTAACTCTTTCTTGACCAAACCTCTCACGCAGTATGGTTAAGATATCTTCCACAAGTGGGTCTAAATCAATTTCAGCAATTTCTCTCAGCATCTGGCAAAGATCGGTGAAGCAATCATTCTTGAAAAGAAAAATAGCGGTTTCAACATAACTAAAAATATTGCCAACTTTGTAATCAAGCATTTTATCGTTATGTATATATTTTGCTAAATCAACAGTAGTGCGGATGTTTGTATTCATCTTATACATTTGCCACTTGCCACCATTATTGGAAATAGCCCAATCAGATGGTTTATCATTTATGTTAAGTTTTATTAGGCGTTGCCCATCTCTATAAAAGTAAATCATTTTATTTTCCTTTATGGGGGGGGCTTACGCCCCTACCCCTGTATTTTCTGCGATAACTGCTTCGATGTGATTTTTTTCAAATACGTTGAAATAGTTTGGAACTTTTTTCTTTTCTTCTTTATTAGTCAATTTGTTGATAACTTTCTTTTCAACAATCTTCATTAATCTAGCGCAACTTTTAGCACCTTTTAGTTCTTTACCATTTAGGTTAAAATGCTTTTTAGCTTGATTAAATGTGCAGAACTCAGAACCCTCTTCAAAACCTGCATTGATTAACTCTTCGATGTTTGAACCTTGGTATTCTGCTTTTGATACGAAATTTCTCATTTTATTCTCCGTTGTTAAAATTGGTCTATAGAATCATTCTATCACAAGAGTTTATAATAGTAAACCCCTAAAATACAAAAAAATAAAAAAATAATTAAAAATAATTAAAAAAAAGATAAAATAAAGGTTTACTTCTATATACTAATAGTGTTATAGTAAGATGTGGAATAAAAAACCACAGGCTATTTGACAATGTAAATAAGGAGAAAAAGATGCTGTTACGCAAAATAGTAACGGACGCATTTAAGTGCGACCAGTTAGTTTACCAATTTACTAGAGTTGATGTTGAAGATAGTTTTCTAAAACATGGCACAGAAGAAGAGGTAAATGAAAAATACACAGATTCTTATATTATTAAGGAAGCGGAACATCACTTGTATATGTCTAAAGAATGGCTAGAAGATGATTTAGAAGGTGAGGATTTGAAAATGCACACTCGCGAATACAACCAACTAAAAAGATTTTTAGCTAAACATAAAAAATAAAAAATATTAATTAATAATACTTAGGGGGCTTATGCCCCCTTTTTATTTGTCATTTACTCAAAAGATTGTTATGTATTGAATATGATGTTACAATAACAGCAGGGGAAGTGATGCCTATTCCTAAACCATCAGGCGGTGAAACAGAAAAAGTATTCATGGAGCGTTGTATGGGTAGCAATACCATACAAGCTGAGTATCCAACAAACAACCAGAGGGTAGCGGTTTGTCTCAGCAGTTTTCAAAACGGAAGCAAGGAGAGTGAGATGGATCTCGATGAACAGACAATAGAAGATTTTGAAACAGAAGTCTTAGATATTAAAGCTGAGTTAAAAGCGTACCATGATGATGAAGATGATGAGCAAAAGGGAATGTTCTCAGGCTATGGCTCTATCTTCAATAATAAAGATTTGGGCAATGATGTAATGGTAGAAGGTGCTTTCTCCAAATCGATAGCATCCAAAGGCGCAAGGGGCGTAAAGTTATTATATCAACATAAGGCAGATGAGCCTATCGGTGTATTCGATGAAATCCTAGAAGATAGAAAAGGGCTAAAAGTAAAAGGTCGCCTTGCTATGGGTACACAAAAGGGCAGGGAAGTTTATGAATTAATGAAAATGGGCGCAATAGATGGTTTGTCTATTGGCTATAGAGTTTCTCCAAAAGGCGCAACTTACGATGAAAAGGGCAAAAGGCGTATGCTCAAGGAAGTTGACCTGATGGAGATATCCGCTGTTACCTTTCCAATGAATCCACGCGCAAGGGTTCAAGCGGTAAAAGGTGAGGGCAAATCGGTTCGTGAATGGGAAGGTTTCCTTCGGGATGAAGGCGGTCTTTCAAGAAGCGAATCAAAAGTAGCGGCAAATGCCGTTATTAAGGCTTTAGATCAGCGCGAGGTTGACAATGAGCAAACAGAAGCAATCAATTCGATTGTTAAATTAACTTCAATCCTTAAAGGAGACTGATGATGTCAGACGATATCAAAAACGCAGTCGAGGGCATGGCGAAAGCATTTGAAGAGTTCAAATCAACCAATGACGCTCGTATTGCAGAAATAGAGAAGAAAGGTTCTTCCGATCCTCTCGTAGAAGAGAAAATCAAAAATATTGAGGCTGACCTTGATAGATTTGAAGATATCAACCAAAAGCTAACTCTTGCACAACAAGAGCAAAAGCAAGTCCAAGAAAAGCTAAATACTTTTGAGACTCTTCTAAAGCGTCCAGAAGCAGGTGTAGAATCAAAGCAAATTGATATGTCAACAAAAGCATTTGATAAGTGGCTACGCAAAGGCAAAGAGAACATGGATATTGATGAGGTAAAAGCCTTGACTGTTTCTAATGATACAGCCGCAGGTTTTCTTGCCCCACCAGAATATGTCCGTGAGTTAATCAAGACTTTGACTGAAATTTCACCAATGCGTTCTATTGCTCGTGTTCGTGCAACTTCACAAAAGTCAGTTCAAATGCCATCACGCACAGCAACATTTACTGCACAATGGGTAGCTGAGTCTGGTACTCGTTCAGAGACAACAGGTTATACAACTCA